CGAGGGCACTGCCGAACCAGAACACGGTGAGCAGGATAACGATCACGATGGCGGCCAGGATGATGCCGTACTCGACGGTGGCCACCCGTCAACCGTGATCGCGGGGGATCATCGCCAGACCCCGGAACAGGTCACGCTCGGCCGTCACGTCTCTGAGCTCGTACTCAAGCGTCCTGATCTGATCGTTCTTGCTGCTGATGAGCAGCTTGAGCAGGAACACGGCAACGCCGATCAGTCCGCCGATGAGGCTGGTAATCGTGACGACATCAATGGTCACGAGCCATCGGGCCTGGTGTTCGGCACGAACGGCGAGACCGCCGGCTCCCTGGCCGGAGCAGGGTCAGGGATAGGCAGGAATGTTGGCGTGGGCGCGCGTGTCGGGACGGGGAACGGCTCCGTGGCCGGCGATGAAACGGGCAGGACGACGGCAGCGGGCGCAATGACCAGTGTCGGCGTCGGCTCAGTGAGGACCTGTTCAGCAACCTGCACCGGAGGCGGATGCAGCCCAAGGCCGACAAGCGCACCGAGCACACCGCCAGTCGCGATGTACACGGCACACTCTACGTAGAGCCTCCGGATCGGCAATCAGAGCAACCTGGCGATGGCCAATCCCGCGATCAGCCCGAAGACCACGGTGTTCGACTCAGGCAGCACGCCGACCAGGCCCAGGATCGCGAGCAGCAGCACGATCACCGCGATGACCGCACCGACCGTTGCCCACGCTGGGGCGCCTTGAATGACCATGTGTTCCTCCTATGTGAGCCAGACCACGCTCCAGCTCGGGCCGAGACGCTGCCAGTCATCCTTATAGAGCGTGTCCCAGATGCCTTTGTAGCCAGGCGCTGAATTTGCCAGCCACAAGCTGGACCCTTGCACGCCGCGGACCGCCACCCAGTGGTAATAGGCAGCCCCTGACATCAGGGCTGGCGTGCCGTCCACGGCGAGCTCGTAGACCGTGTCGTAGTCGAGGTAGCCCTGGTCGCTGTTGTAGCCGGTCTGCTCACGGATGACGCGCTGGAGCTGCGCGCCTGAGCCATCCATGAGTCCATACGTGCCATTGATCTGGTCGGGGTACCCGATGGCGTACACCACCGCTTCACGGTTGCCGTAGACGTCGGTCCCGCGGGCGTAGCCGAGCGCACGCTCCACCCACTCGGTACTGCAGGCCGAACACGTCCAGTCGTACAGCTGCCCAGGCTGCGTCATCCACGGGTCGTAGGCAAACGAGACGCCCGTGTCTACTGAAAAGGGAGGCGATTGACCTTGTTATCGGCTTCGTACCACCAGTACTGTGCGTCGCGCGCCAGCGTAAGGCTTACTTTTTGACCCTCGTCCAGGATGACGAACCGCTCGTCGGAGCGAGCCTCGTCACCGTTATCGGCGATCGCCTGGGCCACGCCGGGCCCGATGCTCCAGTCGGTCATGGCGGCGTCCCAACGATGTGAGCGCCGTCGGCGGACAGGTACGCCGGGTCGAACCTGGTCAGGTTGTCGTATTCGGCCATGTCGTGAATGACCGCCACTTTGTGGTCGGGTCCCACGCCGCCGGACGGCTCGAGTCCGTCGATCCTGCGCGTCGTCTCGTGATACACGACCTGAAACATCTTGTCGCTTTGCTCAGCCATACGCTATGCCTCCACCCACCGACCAGCACCATCCATCCGGTTCACATTCAGTCGCACGTGCGACTCGGGCAGCGCATCGGTCCCGGCTGGTACGTTGCCGCACGCGCAGCCCTCGCGCTGCGTCTTCTGGATAAACATCTGCTGGCCCATCGTGGCGTCAGCCCCGCCGCCCACCGGCCAGGTGGATGTTGCACCGCAGCCGTCCGGACAATGCAGCACGATGAAGTTGTGGTTGTGCGAGCCGTCTATCTGTGTGGCCCACTGGACTTCGGCGGCGGGGATGGTGCCGCTATGACCCATCTCGTCGTAGACCACGTCGACAGAACCGTCTGCGTTGAAGGCAATCGGTCGTACGCTCATTAGGGATTCGCCTCGACAACCACAGTTCCCAGGCTCGTATTTGGGAAGATAAGCGTCGCATTTCCTGCGACCAGACCACTAGCTACCGTCGCTGAGATCTGCGTGCCGGCCGGGGTTATCCCTCCCCCGCTTATTGCGGTGAGCGTGATTGGCGAGGCACCCGCACCATAGCACTGGAACCCGCCGGGGCCTGTCGGGAACGTCACCGTCGGAGTAACGGCCTTGCGCGTGGTAAACCGCAGTGGCGCTAGCGCGTTGGTAGCAGCGTAGGCTTGTCCAGTTACCAGGTACTCGCCGTTCGTTCCGCCGATCGTTTCGTAGTAGCGGAGGCACCGCGCCAGGTCGTCGGCCGGGTGCAGCGGCGCGTAGTCGGCCGCGACTGAGCCGACCACCAGCATGGCGTTGTCCAGATACGCCGTGCAGCTCGCGGCGAACAGCACGTTGAGGTTGATAAAGGTCGCGCTGGCGGGAACCGCGACGGATACCGACAACGTTGCGTACTGACTGTCGCCCACGTGGAAGGCGGAAAAGACACTAACCAGCCCGCCGTCTCCACTAACCCCTAACCGGACGGCATTCGCGGTGCCGCACTTGACGCTCATCGAGAACGTGACGGTTCGGCCCCGGACGTTTGGTTGCTCTGTGGCCAGCTTCAGCGGTTGAGCAATGTTGGACGTGCCGCCGCCGGTGCCCAGCACAAAAGTGCACGCGGCGCAATACCCGGATACGAGCGCATTAGCCGCGTCTCTGGATACGGACAGGGTGTCCGTCCCAACGATTGACAGGTAATAGCGATCAGGCCCCCAGCCTGACGCCGTGAACGGCCCGGTTCCTCTCTGCCATATCTCAAAGCCGCCATTGGTCAGCAGGTTGGCGCGCGCCGTGTCGCTGGCGAGCTTGGCGTTGGTGATCGTCGCGTTGGCGATGTCGGCGGCGACGATCGTGCCGTCGGCAATCATGCCGCTGGTGATCGAGCCAGCAGCGGGGGCTACCGGACCGCCCTGGTGAGCTCCGCCATGCGTGTGGCCGGTGACGTTGTTGAACAGCCCATCCAGGGTGCGCAGGCTGTTGGCCAGGTTGATGGTCAGGTAATCGGCGTTATCGTCGGCATCGACCGCCGTCGAAAGATTCAGTTCCGTCGTGCTCCCGCTCATGCTTGCTCCTTAGAAGTGTCTCAGGTCGCTGATGGCGAATCCGCGCGTGTCGCCGATCGTGGTGCCGCGTACACGGCCAATGGTGCCGTACGTTTCGAGCAGGCCGAACTGGGTCGCCTGTACGTCGATGGCCCAGCCCTGGCCGCCGCGCTGGGAGTGCGTCACCATGCGCTCGGCGTAGTTGAACAGCGCCACGTCCATGACCACCTCGTCCGGAAACTGGAGGGCCACCGTGGCAGGCGCGGCGGCAGCCCGCAGCACCAGGTCGCGCACGTAACGGCCCGACTGGCGCACGCTGGCGCCGTCGCGCCGAGCGACCACGTCGCGCGCGTCGATGCTGTAGGTAAAGTCGCGGCGGAAGGCGGGCACCAGCCGCTCGTGCAAGCCCACGCCCTCGAGGATGGGCGTGCTCGTCGGCGTGCCTTCGAGGCTGATCAGCACTTCCAGTGCGGTGCCGGCGACCGACTTCGAGGCGTCGATCCGCTGTCCGTTGTACGTGAACGGATTCGGGTCCAGCTCGATGAAGTCGCCCACCGGATCGGACGAGGGCAGGCCAGCTTTGCTGCCGCGCTGGCGATAGCTGATCCTGATGCGTGAGCCGACCGGAAACAGAGGACCGAACACGCTGAAACCAATTGTCTGCTTCACGTCAGCCTGGAACATATCCGTGTGCAGCGGCATGACGATGTAGCTGGTGTCGGTGGTGTAGTCGGCGGCGTTGTCCGGCGTGAGCGGAAACGGTGTCAGCTTGATCCAGTCGTAACTGCCATCGCTAAAGCCGACGTAGAGCCGCGCGTCGGGGGTGACGCTCGAGACGAGTAGCGAAGTGGCCTGACGTCCGGTGTACCTGACCAGCGCACCGTCCCACTGGTCGGAAAAGGCGTAGCTGGTGCCCGTGTCGCTCTGTCTCGGCTCCCAGTTGCCATACGTCAGCAGGTACGAGTTGTTCAGCGCGGCGTTGTAGACCACGCCGAAGGCCATCTGGCTGTTCCAGCCGGCGAACGCCTGGACCGGGCCACGCACCTCGCTCAGGTTCTGCAACTGGCGGCCTGGTCCCTCGGGGCTGAGCGTCAGGCCACCCTGGGCCTCGAGCCGCCAGAAGGCGCGCCCGGCGCGGAACCACAGGCTGCCCTGCCACGCCGCGGCAGTACGCCCGTTGGTCGGGTCGATGGTGTTCTGCAGGCCCGGATACATGTCGTTGTCCGAGCCGTCACCGTTGACGGTGAACAGGTCGCCGTCGGCCTTGAAGATCACCAGCCGGTTGGTGGTCTGACGCAGCGCGGTGACCTTGATGGAGGGCGTGCCGATCAGGATCGGCCCCGACCAGCTGCCGGCCACCTTGGGATCGCTGGTCACCTTGCGGATCATGCAGGCAGTACCGTCCGCTGCCCACAGCTCGTCGCCGACGCGGCACAGGAAGTTCGGCAGGAAGCCCGCCGGCAGCACGCACGGTCGCCAGACGCCGCCGCTGTACTCCTCGAGCACGCCGTCGTCCCAGGCGACGTACAGCGCGTCGACGGCACCGCTGTAGGCGCCCGTGAAGCGCACCGCGTCGGTGGCGATGTGGCCGGCCCGCGAACGGCTCACCACCTGGCCGGCGTTCGAGTCGTCGGTGCGCTCGAGCACGTTGGCGCCAGCCAGCACGAACAGCGCAAGCTGGCTGGTGGCATTGTTCGCCTCGACGAACATGCGCACCGAGCCGGTCTGGGGCGGCACGACCTGGTGCGAGGCTGGTCCCAGCCCGAACAGGCCGCCGGTCACCCAGCAGTTGATGGCGTAGTGGTAGCGACGATCGGTGCGGCTGCTCTGGACGCTCTCGCCGAAGCCGCCCGTGGGTCGGAACTCGAAGGTGTGCTCGCGGTAGATCGGCGCCGAGTCGTAGCTTGCCTGGGGCGGCAGGTTATCGCCCAGGTTCTGCTGCTTCCTGCCGAGCAACAGGCCGTTCTGGGTGCTGGGGATCAGCATCAGCCCGTCACGGAAGATGTTGCTGAGCTTGGCCGAGCGCAACTGCCCGATGACTATCGGTCGCATCGAGCCGATCGTCTTGCCGCGGCTCGAGCCGATGTTGCTGATCTGCTCGGGCGTCTTCTGCAGCGACATGCGCATGTCCCAGGGCCACGGCCTGCGCCTTGACGACTGCGTTGGCACCTATGTAGCCCTACAATATGCGGATGGCACCTGACGCCGGCGGCTACTCTGCGTGGGCACTGCTCACCTCGAAGTCGAACTGCTCGCCGTCCCACTGGACGTAGCGCCAGTTGCCGGTAGTCGTGAACACGTCCTGCCATTTGACCGACGGGCCGCCGCTGATGCGGAACGCGCCGTCTGACCAGTAGATGTAGACCAGCTGGATGGACGGCACCAGCGTGCCGCTCGTCTGGGCCGAGCCGCTGGAGGTGCCGCTCAACGAGCGAGCAGCCCGGAGCGTGCCGCCACTCGAACTCGAGCCGACAGCCAGGCCAGCCAGCAACCTGGAGCGCCGCAGCAGCACGCTGACGCTCGCCACACCCGCGGCGAGGGCGCCCAGCGTACGTCGAGCCGACAGCGCGACGCTGACGGTGGCGCGTCCAGCAGACAGCGCCGCAAACGAACCTTTCTTGCCTAGGATCGCGGCGACGCTCGTCGACCCCGCGGACAGACCGCTGAAGGTGCGCTTGACGGACAGGCCAGCAGCGACGGCTGCCAGCCCGGCGGACAAGCCACTGAGGCCAACCCGTCGCCGCAGCGAAACACTGACGCTGGCAACACCAGTCGAAAGCGCCGACAGCGCCCGCTTGCGACTCAGGCTGACCGCGACAGTGGCAATACCCGCGGCCGACACGCTCAGGCTGCGCTTACGACTCAGCAGGACCGCGACGCTGGCGACGCCGCTAGCCGCGCCGAGCAGCGAGACGCGCACGCGGCTGAGCGTCACGCTGACGCTTGCGACACCAGCGGAGAGTGCGCTCAGACTGCGCTTGCGTCCGATCTGAACGGCAACACTAGCGACGCCCGCCGCGATAGCAACCAGCGATCGCTTACAACTCAGGCTGACAGCAACTGTTGCCGCGCCCGCGCTCAGGCGTGAGCCGAGCGAGCGTCTGGCGCTGATCTTCGTGATCGGCCGCAGCTGCGCGATCGTCTTCGGGCGCAGGCTGCCGATCGTCTGACCACGCGAGCCGCTAACCGCCGACGGCCAACCGGCAACGCGGCCTACGCCGTCGGTGCGCGCCTGGAAAAACGCCAAGCTCAGTCCTCGGTCACCGTCAACGACGACGCCGCGAAGCGCGCCTGGTCGCCCACGTTCATGACGGTGCTGGTGGTGTCACCCCAGTACAACTGGTTGCCGGCGGTGACCGCGTCCATGATCGCCCAGCCGACGACGGTGTACGGGGTGGTCGTCACGGCGGGAAAGGCGATCTCGACGTTGTTGCTGATGCTGTTGGTGGTGCGCGTCCACGACGCGGATGCCACGGCCTGGCGCGCGTAGCTCGAGCCAGAAACTTCCGTGCCTGCCGCCGCGTCACTGGGTACGGCGGTATACAGCGCCACGTACACCGTCGACAGCGCGCCCAGTGCGGGCGTTGCGCCACCTTTAAAGATGTGGTCCAGCAACCTGGCTTCCAGCGCGTCAGTTTTCGATCCGGCCATACCGAGCGTCCTTTCTAGGGAGAAGGTGGAGGCGGACCGCCAGGGTCGAGAACCGCCATGATGCGTTGCACGTACGCGCGCAGATCGGAGTCGATCGCACCGGTGGTGCCCGCCGGTCCTGCCGGCCCTTGCTGCCCGGTTGCGCCAGGCGCGCCCGGCGGACCGGGAGGTCCAACGGGACCGGGAGGTCCCGGCGGGCCGGGCGGCGGACTGGGCGAACCGACGATGCCTCCCTGGCGAGGCACACCAGGCAGCTCGGGGAGGTTGATCACCACCGGTATGGCGCGATTGGTCATAACGACAGGCCAACCACCTCGGAAAAGCCGACCTCGCGCTGACGAGCGGATGGAGTCCAGATCATCGATTGGCGCGTGAACTCGAGCGCGGCCATTGCTTGCGTAGCCTGGTTGCTACCAGCCGCGGCCTCGAACAGGCGCGAGGGGAACAGGTGCCACGCCTCGATGTGGCCGGCTGAGGCGGCGTAGTCGAGATCGACGGACAGCACGTCGTCGTCGTTGGTCGGGCCCGTGCTCGAGTCGGCGTCGTTGACCCACGACGCTGCCGGCCGCAGCGCGGTGACCCACAGGTTGGCCGGCGTGTACGGCCCGCTGGTGTTGCGCAGCATGACGTGCCCGGATTGCATGGTCGCCTCGAAGGGCGCCTCGCCAAACGGCCTGTACCAGCCATACTGGACGCGCACGACCTGGCTGGGGCTGGTGATCCACGGCTGCTGGTGGGTCAGGTCGATGTCGCCGTAGTCGCTGGTCAGCTCCGCGGCGAACATGTCCTCAAGAAAGCAGCGCCGCAGTCCGGCGAGCACGGCTGCGCGGAGTTCCTGGGCCGGGTTGAGGTGGTGAAACTCGAACCACTCGCCCGCGGCGGGGATGCTGCCCCACGGGCGGTCCGGGATGACCCTGCCCTGCTCGGGGTCGTACACGTCAGCGGTGCGCTGCCGGTCGACGACGTCCAGGCTGAGCGGCGTGCCGTCGAGTGTCTCGCCGCGGCGCAGCATCCACAGGTTGGTGACGAGGTCCTGGTCCATGCTGGAGCGCAGCTCGGGAAAGTTGGCGAAGGTGAACTGCGCCGTGTTCGGTATCTGGCGATCGGTGAAGAAGCGCCAGTACGGCCCGACGCGGCGCGCGACTTCCTGCTCCAGCTGGGCGAGGGTGATCATGCCGTCCTGAAGGTCAGGTCGGGCGTGAGCGTGACAAAACTTCCGACGGTCACGGAGATGCGGTAGTGGTACGTCGTGGCAGTCGTCAGGCCCGTCAGATTGGCCACGATCGCGCCGCTGCCGGAGGCGGGCGTGGCGGCCTGGTTCGAGCCGTACGCCGTGGTGGTGCCGTAGTTGACCACCATGCCGGTGCACGCCTGGTCGACGACCCAGTTGACCGTCGCCGTGGTGGCCGCGATCGGCGCGACGGAGATGCCCCGAATGCTGGCGCCCATCAGCGCGGCCTTGCCGGAAGCGATCAGGCTCTGGACGAACGCCTCGTCGGTGATGTCAGCCTGGTGGCCCTTGCCGTAGTACGTCGTCGCGGTAACCGAATCCTGCGACGGCGCGTTGAAGACCACCCGCGACATCAGGCGGCCTCTGGAGGAGCAAAGAGCGCCTCGGGCACGCCGTCGAGCAACTCGGCCTTGCCCTCGAGGATGAGCGACTTGATGTAGTCGTAGTCCTCCGCCACGTAGTCAGTCTCGTGGCCGGGGCCGTAGGTGGTCGCGGGATGATCAGGTCGTGGGTCGGTGGACACTGCCAGGAAGCGCATGCGCGGCATTTATTTTCTCTCCCTGGCTGGCGGCGACTTGGCCTGCTCGCCCGTGTCTTCGCGCGAGGTGCGCGCGGAATAGTTGCCTTCCTTTGCGGCCGCTTCGGCCTTCTTCTCGTCGTCGATGGACGACGCCTTGCCATCGGCGCGCCAGTCGCGGAACACCTCGTCGTCCACGTCAACCTCGGCGCCCGCGGCGAAAAGCTCGCCGGTCTTCGGGTGGGTGAGCGGCACCAGCGTGCGGACCTTGGGCATTTACTTCTTGCCTTTCTTGCGTTCAGGCAGCTTGCTTTCCTTGACACCCTTGAGCTTCTTCTGCGCCTCGGCGGCGGAAAAGCCAGGCACGTTGCCTCCGGCCGCGTAGCCGAAGAAGCGTGCCTGAGCTCTGCTCACGGGCTTCTTGTAGGGACGTCCACCAGGCATCTTCAGCCCCCTGGTGCGGGTGTCGGTTCAGGCTGCGGCTCGGTGGGCGGCGGCGCCTCGGGCTGGTCGTCGTCGTCCGGCTCTTCGGGCGGATCTGGCGGGCGTGGATCAGGCATTCGGGTTAACCCTCACCGCCTGTTGCCGCCTTCTGTTGCACAGCGAAGAAGGGATAGCGCGACGCCTTGGTCGACTGTTGACGGTTGATCGGGTTGGGCACCGCCCAGGCAAACCGAGCCGTGACGCGCAGCGCGACCATGTCCTGCTGCATCAGGTTGTACTGAATCACCGGAGGTGAGCCGTTGTCGGTGATGACGCCGGTGTCGAACATCTCCATGCTGATATCGTCTCTGACGGCGAGCATCGACTGGTCCCACTCGCCACCGATCATCGAGTAACCGGTAGCACCGGTGTTGAAGCTGGCGAGGCCCGCGTTGGAGAAAATGATCGGCTCGCCGAAGAGCGTGCCGGTGTTGATCGCGGCGTTCGGCGTGGAGTTGTCGCCGATGAACAGCAAGCCTTTCTGGGTGTCGCGCATGCCGCGCAACTTGGACTTGACCTGGCGGCGTGCCCAGAAGCCAGTCACGTCGAAGCCATCAGCTTCCACCAGGCCCATGGCCGTGTTCACGTCGTCGAGGAAGTCGACTGTCGAGGTCCCAGCAACCACCAGGTTGCCCGCGGCATTCGCACCCGCGACGATGCTCGACGGGAACGTCGTCGGCGCATTGGTGCCGAAGAAGATCGCGTCGTCGAGCGCGACGCCGAAGGCCTCGGTAATTTTTGGCTTGACCTGCGACCAGAAGTCGTAGTCCATGTCGTCGAGCAGGTTCTTGGCGATCGGCACGATGACCGCCATCTCTTCAGCGTTGAGATAGACGTTGTCCCACTGCAGGGTGGTGGTCTGCTTCATGCCGATGTCGCGTGCATCGAGGCTGGCACCGGTGACCCAGTAGGCAACCGGGAGTTGGCTCATGACCGGGATGCGCTGCTGGGCTCGCTTCATGCGCACGTGCGGCATGAGTTGCAGCGCCGCGCTTTTGACCTCGATCGACTGGACGATCTCGCGCTGAACTTCTTCTGGGATCAGCGGGCCGCTGCCTGGAACGGCTCGGGTGGCGATGCTGTTGTATGGCGTAATTCTACCCTCTAATCTTAGATTTGTATTACAATGCCTTACTCATGGAGAATTGGGCACCAATCGCCGACTGGGAGGGTAGCTACGCCGTTTCCGACGCAGGCAACGTCTACAGCTATCGGCGAAAAACCAACTTGCGCGGATTTAATGCGGGAGCGGGCTATCTGGCCGTCACGCTTGCTGATAAGCCCAAGAGACAGCGCGCGTACGTGCACATCTTGGTTGCTGAGGCTTTCCTGCCACCCAGGCCCGGCCCCCGTTTTGAGATCAACCACATCAATCTCGACAAGACTGACAACCGTGCAATCAACCTCGAGTGGGTTGTCCATGCACGTAACCAGGGTCACGCTGCTGAACATGACCGAATGCGCAAACCCAAGCAGCGCAAACTCACAGATGAGCAGGTCCGCTGGATACGCACGAATCGCAATGGATCAGCCCACAAGATGGCCGACCAGCTTGGCGTCACGTCGATCGTGATCTACCAAATCTGGAACGGCTTGACGTATCGCGATGTGTTCTAGGAATGGGAGTGATCCTCTCTGCTCGAGGACCACCTGTGTGGCCCTCGGATTACAAGGCTCTGTGATTGCCCAGGCTCTGTCGCAAGAGATCGCTGACGGTCTGGTCGGCTGCTGACGGAGCGCCGCTGCCGACGAACTCGGGCTCGGTCATACCGGGGCGAAACTCGCTGAGAACCTGTTTACGGAAGGCGGGGTTGCGACGGAGCTTGGTTTCGGCATCCCTGGCCCCCTCGGCCTTCCAGTGTTTTTCGAGCGCTTCGAGCGACTTGGTGACGATCAGCTTGCGGCCATCCAGCCCTTGCCCTGCACCCTCGAGCTTGAGGATGCGATCGCGTTCCGCCTGGGGCAGCGCCTGTACGAGCGGGTCGAGCGAGTACTTGTCGTGCTCGGCGCCGATCTGGGCGAACAGCGTCGAGACTTGCTGATCGCCAAGCGCCAGCTGTTCGGCATTGCGCTCTTCCTCGGCGTACTGCCACGGGTCCTCGTCACGCAGCTTGCGGCGACGTTCCGAGTTGGCTTGTGCCGCACGCTTGGCTTCGCGGCGTTGCGTCTCCGCGTCAACGCGCTTTTCGAGCTCCTCCCGCGTCAGCGTGAACGTCTCGGTTGCTGGTTCCCCGCTGTGCGGCGGCTGACCCCCCTCAGTCGACTCCGCTCCTGCCTCCGTGTGGCCGCGCCACAGGCGACGCCACCACGGCGGATTTTGCGTTGTCTCCTCGGGTGAATCAGGCGCGGCCTCAGCCTGGTCAGCACTCGGCGCAATCTGTTCGTCGGACGGAGGTTCTTGTGGCTGCATCATACGTCCTCTTAATAGGTAGGCTGGTATGCGCCCGGCCGATACGTCGACCAGTCGAAGTTCCACGGCATGACGCCGCCACTGAAGCCGGTCGCGGCTCCGTAGTTCTGGCCGGGCAGCACGTTCGCCGGCGTAGGCATCGGCGCCGGCCCCACCTGCGGTGCTGGCTGCGGCTGGGGTCCCGGCCCAACCTGCGGTGCTGTTTGGAGTTGTGCGGGGTTGAAGTTGAAGTTGGTGCGGTTCAACTGAGAGTTGATGTCGACGCCACCGGCCAGCGCAGTCGGAGTCGACTGGCCGGCGATCTGCGCCGCGGTGGGGCTGATGTGCGCGAGCGCCTTTGCCGTGGCCTGTTCGTAGATGTTCTGGTAGTCGGGCATCGGCGTGACGAAGGCGTTGTTGAACTGCTGCGCATTCATCTGCTGCGGGAACGACTTCGTCGCCACGGCGTTGTTCATGTTTGCCATGAAGTCGCCGAAGCCGGGTCCGACGCGGTGTTCGCCAGCCACGGCCCGCACCACGTCGGCGCCGGCCGTCTGAGCCGTCCCAAGGTTCTGGCGCTGCTGCTCGTCGATCTTCATCTGACGCGCCAGCTTTTCGTCCTGCTGCTGCTGCAGCAGTTGCTGTTTCTGGGTGTCGATGTTGGCCGCCCACCACTGGTCGTACTCGGCCTGTGCCTGCTCGGGCGTATACGCCGGGCCGATCTTGCCCTGCAGCTCCTGCAGCTTCGCGCTGGCCATGTTGCTGAGCTGCGTGACCTGCCCGGCGACGTCCTTGGGCTGGTAGTTCGGGTTGGGCTCGCGGCTGTACTGGTTGGTGTCCGCGTTGTAGCGGACCATGAACGGCTCGGTGGTACCGGGCTGTTGGGCGATCGTGTTCGGCGGCGTGCCTGGGAAGGTGCGCGACTTGGTGTCCGACGGGACGGTGTAGCTGCCGTTGCCGTCGGCGACGACCTCGACCAGGCGCGTCTGGCCGTTGACCGTCATCGGCACTTCGTAGCGCGTGCCGGCCGGCTTGATCGCGCCCGCGGCGCGGCTCAGCGCCGGGTCGTAGGGCCGCGGCTGCTCGTTGGGGTCGTAACTCCAGTTACCGTTGTGGTAGGTCTGCTTGCCCAGGTAGCCGCCGCTGACCGGCACCCACTGCTCGTCGCCTTCCTTGGCCTGTGCCAGGCCGGTGACCGGTACGAAGTCGGGCTGGCCGGGCTGGCCGGCACTCGGGTTCTGCTTGTAGGTCGTGCCGCCGACGGTCTTCGTCTCGATCGGCTTGGTTTCCGCGCCGTAGCCGGCAATCGTCTCGATCGCGCCGTTGTCCTTGCGCTGGCCGACGTAGACGACCTGGCCGTCCTTGGTCACCTGGCGCACCGAGCCGGTGACGTACGGGCTGGTGTTGACCGTCAGGTTTTCCATGCCCGGCACGGGCTTGGGCGGACCGCCCTCCGGCGGCGTGCCCATCCAGATCAACTTGCCGTCGGGCGTCTCGATCTGCTTGATGTCGTTCCAGCCCTTGGCCTTGTTGCCCAGGTCGGTGGGGTTGCCGGGCATCTTCTCGAAGACGCCGGTGGCGCTGTTGGTGCCCCACAGCTCTTCGCGGCCGTCGGCGAACGGCAGGCGCTGAACGCCGGTGTAGCCGGGCTGGTCTTTGTCGAGCTTGCCCTGGTCGTCGCGGCCGGTGATGCTGTAGCTGTACTGGCCGCTGGCGTCCGGCTGGGAGCGCGACAGGTGCAGCTTGACGAGCTGGCCAGTCGACGGATTGACGACGCCGATGACGTAGTCGGCGCTCGGGCGGACGACGAACTCCTCGACGTCGGGGTTGGTGACCGGGTCGTAGGCAGGATTCTTGACCGTGGTCCCGACGTTAGTCGGCTGATGGCTGGTACCGGCAATCTGCCAGCCGCTCATCTGCGAGGCGCGCAGCGCGTCGTTGATCCTGTACCAGTCGTACTGGTCAGCGCCCGGAGGGCCGGCGGGGTCGACCGGTGCCGGTCCGTACGGGGTGGTATTCGGCGGGACGCCGCCGGGCTGGTACGGCGCTACGGGAACGGCACCGCCAGTGATGCCCTTGGGATACTGCGCGCCGCCACCTCCGGGCGGAGGAGGAGGCGCCCCCTGGCCTGGAGTTTTAAGGACAACCATCTAGTTCACCTCCTTCAGAGTGCCGAAGACTGCTGCCGGACACGCTGCGCCGGGTTGCTGCCGCTGGCGCGAAGCTGACGCACCACCTCCGCGCCCGCCTTCTGCCGCGCGGCGTCCATCGATTTCGTGATCAACGCGGTACGCGCGGCTTCGCTCTTGGAAAACGACGGCATGTCCATCGCGCGGCGCAGGTACTGGTCGAAGTACTGGTTGGTGAGTCGCTGGTACTCGGTCTGCTCGTCGCGCCGCAGCGGAATACGCTGGATGTCGCTTGGCACCGCGGACGGCTCGTAGTAGCTGCCCAGATCACGCAGCCGCTGGCGGATGTCGTTCTGCAGCAACTGGTCCGGGCGCGAGACGTCCTGCCAGGATTGGCCGCCGGTGCCGCGCACGAATCGACCCAGCCCACTGCCAACCACCGGCAGGTCCGACAGCAGCCCCGGTGCGCGCGGCGGCGTGCCGCTCGCGACGTCGCTGGCGCCCAGTGCGGACGAGCCGAGTCCGTTGAGCATGTCGCGCACGACGAAGTCCACCTGGCTGGGGTGGATGCGCGCCGTCTCGCCGCCGGGCACGTACGAGGTCACCGCGTCTTCGAGATGCGGCGCCAGGAGCTTGCCGAGTGCCGAAGCATTCTCGTCGCTGAAGCGGTTGGCGATCGTGGTGCCGCGGAACGGGTCGCGGTTGCTGCTCAGCGCGCCGACGGTGCCGATCGGCGCCGGCAGCAGGCCGTACGTGGCATCCAGCGGGTTGCGCACGTTCAGCGGCGACAGCGCCGACAGGCCGGCGCCGGCGAGCTCGCCCGCACCACGGGGGGCGCCCTCGCCGCTGATGCGGTCGTAGCCCTCGCGCGCGGCAATGGCGAACGGAGCGAACTCGCGCAGGTTCATGTCGATGTGTTGCGGCATACGGTTGCCGTTCTTGTCGACCGGCGCCTCGCCCGGCAGCATGACCACCACGCCCTGGTCCTTCAGGTACTGTGGCACGTTGTCGTAGTCCTTCGAGCGCTGCGGGTCGGAGCGGTTCCACATCTCGGCGGCAACCGTCGGCAGCCCGACGAGCGAGACGCCGGCGAGCGCCATGGCCGCCGGGTCGCGCTTCCACAGCCGCGCGAACTGGGCGCCGCCCTGCATGCCCGCGTTGAAAAACGGGATCCAGTGGTTGAGAGCTTTGGCGAACTGGCCGCCGCGGTCGAAGTCGATGGTCACGTCACGAGCGCGCGCCATCGCCTCGAGCTGCGTCTCGCCGCGCTGGCGTGCGACGCGGTAGGCGGCGATGCGCGGCGCTTGCTCGAAGCGGTTGCCGAGCGCCTTGACCCAGCCGAAGGCGGCCGCGTCGCTGAGCAGCTTCTTTGCGTCGTCCGCATTGCGGATCTGGAAGGCGTTCTTGCGCGTCAGCTCAGACAGGCGCTTTTCCGCCTCCTGGACGCCGCCACCGAAGAAGTTCCCGCCGCGCATCCCGCCGCCGGCCAGCTCGAGCTCGCGCGCACCCTGGCCGGTCATACGGCCGCTGCCGAGTCCCTGGAGCACGTCGCCGTAGGCGCGCAGGAACTCGCGCATGGCGCTCGGTCCCAGGCCCAGCTTGTTACTCATGAGCGCGCGCGTGGCGACGCCGGCGATCGCCGCGCCGGCGATCTTCTGGCCGCGGTTCGGGTCATCGTTCGAGGTCGCCGCCGCGGTGGCCAGCGCCGGCCCCAGGTTGAGGGCCATCGACGGCAGGTTCCTGCCGAAGCCGCCGGCCGCGGTGGTGCCGATCGAGTAGCCCGCCGCGTCGATGAGCGAGTTGCCGGCGAGCCACAGCGGATTGCGTGAAACGGCTGTTTCACGCATCAGGTTGGTGAGCTTGCTAGCCGCACGCGACACGGCATCCGGTGCGACACCAGCCTGCTCGATGGCCTGCTTGAGGTACGGATTGTCGGTGACGTACTCCTGCTTCTTGCCCTCGACGAAGGCGCTGATCTTCGACTCGCCGCGACCCGGTCTGGGTGTGTAGTCCGGGTGCAGCAGCGCACCGCTCTCGCCGCCGGCGTCGATGTACTCCTTGAGTGTGTCGGCGATGCGGCGCAGCGGGCCGCCCTCGCCGCGGGTGGCGTTGATGGTCTGGTTGACCACGCGGTTACGGTTGCCCAGCGCGTAGGTGCGGTCAGCTTCCTTGAGCAGCGCGGCAACCGGGTTCATCGCCTCGCCCTGGCTACCCTCGAGCGTGTACGGGTGCAGGCCGGTGTCGTTGACGCTCAGGCGTGAACCGCGCGCCATGGCCGGACCGCCATCCTCGCCGATGTAGTCGAGCTGGCGCGTGGGCGTCCAGTCCGGGTACAGGCTGCGCAGGTTGTCGGCCGTGTCCTGCGACACCAGCCCGCTGTCGACCTGCTCCTGCAGGAGCTGCTCGCGGAAGTTGCGCACCGCTTGCCGCGCGTCCTGCATGGCTCGCCACGTCTCGGGCTGGTCGGCGTATTTCGTTTCCAGGTTGCGGATGTTCTCGAGCACCTGGTCGTAACTCTGGCCCTGGAATTTTCGGCCGGTGAGCTGCGCCCAGCCCTGCGCCTGTGCCGCGGCGGGCAGGTCCTGCTGTGCTTGCTGCACATCCTCGAGTGCTTTCTGCACCCGCTTCTCGGCGCGGCCCACCTCGTCCTGCAGCCCCTGGCGGCCGCGCGCCTGTGCAGTCTGCAGCCGCTCGAGGTTGCGCTGCTCGTAGCGCAGGCGCACATTGGCCGCGGCGTACTGAGGTGTGGGGTTGTAGCGCGGCTGCTGCGCAAACGCCGTCTCGGAGGCGCCCTGTGCGCGCTGTTCGATGGCGGCGCTGCGCGCACCGGAGCGCTCGCCGAGCGCTGCTCGCAGGCGTGCGGCTCGGTCTTCGGCACGCCCCACCTGGCGGCCGAGCGTCTCCACGTACGGGTTCTCGGGATCGCGGCCGAAGAGGCGATCGTAGCGCTCGTTCAGCTTGCGGGCGTTTTCCTCGGCGATGATCAGGTCGCGCGACTCCGCGTTGGTCACCAGGCGCGCGTTCGGGCTGGCGGTCACGCGCTCGGCGGCAGCCTCGGAGTTGACCTGGCGCGCTACCTCGGCGGCGGCTTCGAGCTGGGCGCGCGCGTTCTCCACGCGCCGCTGCGCCGCGTCGATGCCGATCCGATCGCGTGTGCGCGGATTGGCGGCGACGGCCTCGGCTTCGTTGACCGCATCCTGGGCCGCGTTCCAGTCCTGCAGCGCGCCCTCCAGGCGCTGCTGCATGCTCTGCGGTACGCCGCCCTCCAGGTACTGCTGCTCGACCTGCTTGGCCAGCCCCTCGCCGATGGACTTGTTGGTGTAATGCTGCTGCAGGTCGTAGTAGTCGTTCAGCGCCTCGCCTGGGATAGCCCGCAGCGCCGGGCCGAGCGCGATCTCGGTCGCCGCCGAAGCCTGGTGCGTCGGGTCGAAGCGAATCTGGAGCGCGACGTTTTCCTCGTCGGTGAGCGGCCGTCCGAGTCGTTGCCGGAGCGCCTCGCCGATGTGGTTGACGTCGACGTTGCGGTCGTAGAACTGGCGCACGAAGGCGTCCCAGCCGCCCTGCACCCCGTTGCGCTCGAGCGAGGCGTTGATGCTGCTTTCGCCGCGCGTGGCGAGCTCGCGCACGATGCTGGGGGTGCCGACATTTGAGGGCAGCACGCCGGCCACCGGGCCGCCAGCGGGTGCGGCGGCACGCGCCGTGTCGAAGGCCTCGCCGAGCGCGCGCGTGACGCCTTCGGTGCCGCGCACGCGGTGGATCAGCTCGCCGATCGCCTCGAGCGGATCGAGGAACGGCGGGATCTCCAGCCGCGGGTCAGCACCCAGACGCGGATCGTAGACGCCCAGCCCACCGGGTCCGGGCAGCGGCGACTGGCGGTTCAAGGCTTTCTGACCAGCGGCCTCGACGGCGGCCAGCACCGCGTCGCCGGGAGACTTGCCGCTGAAGTCCGGCGGCAAGATCTCGGGCGCGCCGATGTCCTGCAGCGTGTGCCCGCCGGGCAGCTCGTTGAAGCGCTCGAGCTCCTGGCGCGTGCGGCTGTACAGGTCATCGCGCCGCTTGCGGTCCTCCTCGCCTCCACCGGGTGGTGGCGGAGGCCCTCCGCCCAGCACGCTGGAGAGTGCGCGCTGGATCGCGCCGCCGATGGCGCTGCCGAGCTGATCCAGCGGCGAGCCCTCGTCCGCGGTGGCGGTGTCCCAGCGATCAAGCTCGCGCTGCAAGGTCGAGCGCGTGTCCTGCGCACCGGTCGCCGGCGGCTGGGAGGTGTGTGCATATTGCACTGCCTGCTCGAGCTGCTGGACCTGCGGGTCGTTGGGGTTCTGCGGCTGCGGCCGTGTCTGCTGCGGCGTGGTGAACCAGTTGGTGGGGTTCAGCGCCTGCATCGCCGCCTGCTTCTGCTGGTTCAGGTAGTCGGCCGGTGGATGCGCCGTGCTCGGCGCCGGCGCCTGCGGGTTGTCGGCAAACAGCGCGCCCTGGATGGCGCCCATGCGCGCCTCCATCTGGGCCGGCGTCATCCACTCGGCGCCGCCCTTCAGGTCGAGGCCGGACTGCCCGACGTGGAACGCACCGGTCTGCGGGTTGTAGCCGTCGGCGTAGAAGTAGTGGCCGGGCGTACTGATGGTGATCGGGTTGCCGGTGCTGGCTTCGGTGGCCATCGCGCCGATGTTCGCGCCCACCAGTCTGGTGGGGATGCCCAGCTTCTCGAGCAGCTTCTGTTCGCTGCCGATGCCGGCCATGCCCGCGGCCGGCGTCCAGCCGACGCTCGCGGCGAGGTCGGTTGCCTCGCGCAACGTGGGATTACGGCCGTAGGCCTGGGCGAAGCGGACCGCGGCGGCCGGTCCGCAGGCTGCATACGCCTCGTCACTCGACAGTTGCCGGTCACCGAACTGGCTCGTCGACAGAGCCGTGCCTGCAGTCGGGGGCGCTCCAGGAGGCAGAGGTGCCCTCGACTGCAGATCAGGCTGTACCGCGGACTTGCCCGCGTTGCCCAGGATGCTGCTGACGTACGACTGCGTTTCCTTATAAGGAGGCACACCGCCGTACTGCTCCACCGCGCCGGGCCCGGCGTTGTAGGCGGCCAGGACCTTGGCCCAGTCGCCGCCGTACTGCTTCAGGTGGCGCGCGTCCATCTGCGCCGCTGCCTCGAGCGCGGCGTACGGGTCGGTGGGATCCAGGTTCAGGCCAGCAGCGGTGCCGGGCATGAACTGGGCGATGCCGATCGCGCCGGCCGGGCTCTTGGCCGTCGGGCTGAAGCCCGACTCCTGCTGAATCTGCGCGACAAAGATGTCTGGGTCGACGCCCGCGCGCGAGGCTGCCTGGCGCGCGTAGGCGCGCAGGTCGCCGCCGACTGGCACGTTCGTCGTCGACGGCGACGGCGTCGAGATCGGCGACGTCTGATCGGCAAACGGCGACGGCTGCGGCGCGACGGGCGCGCCCCAGGTACTGGGCGGTCCGGCCGTGCCGCTGAGCTGGCCGCCGGGCACGGTCGGCACCAGCGGCACCGTGGGTGTGAGCTGGCCCTGCACGCCGGGCGGCTGCGGCGGGGTGACCTGCGGCGGCGGGGTGGGCGCCGGCGTGGGCGGCAACAGCAGCGGCGCCGGCGGCAGCGCCTCTGGTACAGGTGGCGGCGACGGAGGCGGCACGACCGCGGGCGCCGGTGCCTGCTGCGGCAGTTGCGGCAGCGCTGGCAGCTGCGGCAGCGGGATCTGCGGCAGCTGCGGCAAGGGGATCGCCGAGCCGAAGGCCTGCTCGGGAATCTCGTAGCCGAGCGCGTCGATCCTGGCCTGGTTGCGCAGGCCGAAGCTCATCGCGCCGATGCGCTGTTCGTTGGCCTGCTGGAACTGGGACGCCCGGTAGCGGTTGTACTCGTCTTCCGGGACGTCGGGCAGCATGCTCATTGCAAGCGGAACGACCCCGCCGACCCGCCGCCGGTGGCGTACTTGGGCAGCGCCTGCTTGAACAGGTTCACAGCGTCGTCCTGGTTGTAGCCCTGCGACTCCCAGACGCCGAGCAGCATCTGTTGCTGGCTGGGCTGCAGCGCATTCCACGTCTGCGGCGCCATCTGGTTGGGCGCCACGAGCGCGCCCTGAGCGCTCTGGAGCTCCTGTTGCTGGGGCTGGCCGGTGGCCTGGTTGACGAAGCCGCCGAGCGTGACCGCGTTGGGGTTGACGCCCGTGGTCGCGCCGCTGCCCGGTACGTACTGGCCCGCGGCAGCCCGGACGAGGTCGGTCATGCCCCCCGGCGTGGCGCCCAGCACCTTCTGGTACTGCGCCCAGTCGGCGGGCCCGCGCAGGTTCGACAGCAAAGTCAGGTACCTGTTGGCGGTGTCCTGCTGGAACTGCTGGTAGGGCAAGGTCAGGTCGCCGACCTGGGGCGCGTTCACGCCGGCCTGTCCGGCCTGACCCGGCGCGCCGGGGGCGTAGTACTTGCCGTACAGCCCGGCGAGCGCCTGCGCCTGGGCGAAGTACTGCTGCTGCGCCGACAGCGTCTCCTGGGGCGTACCCGGTCCGCCGGGGCCACCGGCCTGGCCGGGGTTCCACGTGCCGCCCGCAGCTTCGACAGCCTGACGCGCGGCGTTGTTGGAATCGGCCACCCACTTGTTCATGGCCGCGTTCCAGTCGCCGCCGTTCGAGTAGAAGTACGCCTGCTGGGTGCCCTGATCCAGGTCCTGGAATTTCTGCCCGCCGTAGTTGGTGCCCGGCGGCAGGACCTGCGCCGGCGCCTGGTACATGCCTGTCTGGCCAGCCTGGGCGACGGCCTGGTTGATCGCGGCGCTGTTCAGGTTGCTGTACTGCGATAGCCCGGCGAGTGTCTGCTGCGGGAAGTTCTGGGGCGGCGCGAGCTCGAGCATCTGCGCCTTGGACGCCGGCAGCACGTTCATCGTGGTCAGGTCGCCGTTCCAGCCCATCGCCTTGGCCTGAGGGATGTTGACCCGCTGCAGCTGGCCGCTCGGCAAGACGTAGCTGATCTGGACGTCGCCGTACCTGGCCGTGTCATACGTGCCGGGGTCCAGCCGCACAAACGTACCAGGGGTGTATTCCGACTGCCTGGGGGCTGCATACCAGCCCGTCAGCCCGGCCGCGTTCTGGGCCATGCCCTGGGCGCCGGACAGCTCGCCCATCGTCTGCCCGGCGTTCACGCCGGTGAAGCCGGGGATGTAGCCGATGGCGCCGGTGGCCTGTCCAGACGCTAGCGTGGGCGTACCCATCGGCGGCGCGTTGGCTGCCAGACTACCCAGGCTCGTCCAGTCGCCACCCGGCGCCCAGCCGAACGCACCGGCCATGTTCATGGCCTGCGTCATGGCGGCGTTGGCTTTCTGGAACGCGAGCGTGTCCGCATCGCCGGCGAGCTTGGCCTGGTTGTAGGCGATCTGCGCCTGAGAGGAGGCCCAGTTCGACGCGGCGTTGATGACAGACGGGTCGGTGGTGTTCACGCCCGGCATGGTCGGCATGCTCATCAGCTCACTCCTTGTGGCGGCATGGCCGCGGTCTGCACACCGCGCGGCAGATATGGCACCGGCACCGGCGAGGGCGGCGGCGCCTGGGTGGCCTGCGTCGGCGGCGGTCCGCCGAGCCCCGGCGGGGTGGGCAGACGCAGCTCCGGGTAGGCCTTGATGACGGCCTTGTAGACCAGCGTGAAGCCCTGCGGTCCGAGCCGCTGGATCTGCGCGTCGCGGCCCTGCATGTTGGGCGTGCCGTCCGGGTTGAACAACTGGTCGCGGTAGTACTGCAGCTTTTGCTGCTCGCTGAGCGCCGCGGCGCCTGGCGCCAGCCCGCCGGGCGACATGGCCAGCGCGATCTTCGTCGAGGTCTGGTCGATCCAGATGGCCAGGTCGCTGGCCACGCGGTCGATGACCGAGGGGGAGCCCTGGCCGCGGGGGCGCGACTCGAGGTGAGGTGTTGGGTACTCGGGCTGGCTCACCGCGGTCCCATCGGCAGCATGTTGGGCGGCGGCATGGGCACCACCGGTCCGCCGCCGGCACCGCCACCCATCGGGATGCCGCCCGGCGGCATGGCCGGACCCGGCATGGGCGGCGGGGGAGCGGCCGGCAGGCCCATGCCCGGCACCGGTACGGGATTGCCCGGCATGCCGCCGGCGCCGCCGCTGGGTGGCGTGCCGGGGGTGCCGGGCACGCTGGTGGGCGGCCCGCCGGGAGCGCCGCCCATCATCTCCTGGATGCTGGGCATGCCCGGCGCGTTCATCTTCTGGGCCTGCAGGGTGCCCAGCTTCTGGGCGATCTGGTCGAACAGCATCTGCTGAATCTCGGGGCGCTGCTTGGTGTCGTGCAGCAGCCACGAGGCGTCGACCTCGTCGGGGTTGCCGCCGGCTTCGGTGACGGCGTCCTCGCGACTGATGAGCTTGAGCTGCATCTTCTCGCCGATGGCGCGGATCTCGATGATCTCGTTGCTGGGCGTGCTCGGGCTGAGCTTGACGGTGTAGCGATGCACGCCGTCGAGGTCGTCCGGGCCGAGCCGCAGCCAGGCGCCCTTGGAGCGGTTGGCGCCGCGCTTGGCGCCCGGCTTCGACTGCTGCTCGCCCCAGGCGTAGACGTTTTCGGCGATGCAGTTCTCGATCAGCCAGCTCTCGAAGCCGGTGCGCTCGGCGAGCGCCACCTCGCCGTTCGACACGATCGGGTTGAACGCCAGCCCGGCCAGGTACGCGGCCTGGTTCAGGGCGTAGCCCGACTGGTCGGCGCCGACTGCACCGGAAAAGGCGGCCGGCATGGCGCGCTCGATCAGCTGCTGGATGTTGGCGATGAGCTTGCCGGCGTCGGCGCCCGACTGGGGCTGGTCGACGGGCGACACGTCGAACGGGTACAGCTTGCCTGGCTCGATGCGCGGCCCGCCGGCGTTTGATTCGCGGCCATCCAGCCCGTACGGCGGCTGGGGCAGGCCCGGGATCGAACCGGGCGCCTGGGTCTGCTTCCACGACGGGAAGCCGGTCAGGTACGCGGCGTTGCCCTGGATGGTGAGCAGCGCGTCCAGCAGCTTGAAGAGCTCGAGGTAGCCGTACAGCACGCTCAACCCGGCGTGCTCCGGCAGCCGGGATGCGGTGGTGATGCCCAGCGCGTGGAAGTACGGGCCCCGCAAGGTGCCCAGGTGCTTGTCGCCGTAGCCGTGGCGCACGACCTTGCACAGCGTGGACTTGTCCAGGCCGCGGCTGGTCTGGTTGGGACCCTGCAGCAGGATGACCTGCACCTCGTCGTCCCAGGCCTCGATGCAGCGCAAACTCTGGGAGCCGGCGCTCTTCATCACGTGGCTCCACTCCGCGCGCGCCAGTCCGGCGGCCCGTGGATCCAGGCCGCTCCAGGTATCCGGCGCGACGACGTTGCCCGAACTGTCCAGTCCGGCGCCGAAACGCTCGAGCGCCTGCAGGTACGGCAGGTCCTTGATCTCGACCACGCTGGTCAGCCCGTTTTCGTTGTTCGTGTAGTAGAAGGTTTCGGGCGGCACGTCGGTGGTCGCGATCGGGTACGGCATCTGCAGCTTGTACTCTTCGGTGCGCTTGTCGTAGGCCAGGTCCTGGGCGTGCTGGTCCAGCTCGCCGTCGTCCTCGAGCTGCTTGCGGTACTGCTCGCTCTTGCTGCTGTAGTCGCTCCAGGCGACGCTCGAGCGCTCGCACGTTTTCAGGATGGCCTCGCCCTTGACCGCGAGCGACCACATGAAGACCCTGAACAGCTGTCGGCGCGCCTCCTGCTCCTGACGGTGCCAGGACGCCTCGAAGAAGCGCTCCCGCAAGGTGGAGTTTTCCTGGTACACGTCGCCGAAGCCGATCGGGCGGAAGCCGACCTGCGGGGCATTCACGCTGAGCGCGGCGCAGATGTTCTGGGCGATGTGCAGCGCCAGCGGCGCGCGCACCTCGACGGCGGTCTTGCGGTACGCCTCGGGGATCTCGACCTGAAACTCCTGGAACAGCGTAGCGTCGATGTCGCGGTACAGCGCGTCTCGGGCGGCGAAGTCGCGCTGCAGCTGCTCGGCGAGCTCGCCCGTGGCGCGCTGCATGGCCTCGACGTCTTTACGATCGGTGATCTCGTCGGTGTCCGTCAGCGACGCCATGTCCGCCTCCCGTCAGCGCAGCAGTAGCCGCCGGCGATACCGGCGAGCACCACGAACCAGTAATAGAAACGGCTATGGCGCAGGCTCGGCCTCACGCGCGTTGCTCCGTTACCCAGAGCGCGGTGTACATGCTGGAGTGGATGCCGGTGTTGAGGGCACTGGCGTACAGGAAGATGCTGACGCGGTGCGGGCCGGCAGCCGGTGGGCTGGTGTGATACACCGTTCCCGCCGTAGGCACCCCGTATCCGGCGGCGGGAGCGTGCAACAACTGGAGTGACGGCCAGTTCACGCTGCCATCCACGCCCACGCCGACAAAGCAGATCGTGCCAGCAGTCTGCGAGGTGATCGTGGTAGCAAATTCGATGCGCCAGATGCCAACGCCGGTCGATGTGAGGTTCGCGCGTACATCGGACTCGCTCCAGACGTTGATCTGGGGCACTACGTAGTTGCTCGGGTTAAACCAATAGCCCAGCAGCGACTGCGCCGTGCCCGCCGGCAGGTTGATCCTGCCGCCCTGAGGCTGGATGTTGATGCCTTTGGCGTAGATGTTCAGGTCCAGGTATTGCGACGTGTCGCGGTCGTACGACTGGATAGTGCTGCTTTGCTTGGGAGTATGCGCCAGTTCCAGCCCATTGCCACGCACCGGGTAGACGGCCTGCCCGAGCGTGGTGCCAGTAGCGCGCAGCAGCGCCGAGTCGAGCTGGCCGCGATGCGTGCTGAGGCCACTGCTGAGCTCCTGAAACCCATTCTGGGAACGACTGAAGCCGGTCGTCTGGGTGAACGTCATCAGCCAAACCTCAACGTGACGGGTTGCTGCGGCTGGGGCGGCTGCGCCTCGGCACACAATCCGTAGCGCAATGCATCCACGGCGTGGTCCTCCGTCTTCTGGCCGCGGAGAGAATCCGCGACGTCCTCCGGATCGAGCGGGTCGACCACCATGGTGGGTAAGGTCCGCACCAGGTTCGGAGCGGCGCCCTCGAGGACCTGGAGTCTCGGTAACGGAGTTTCCGCTGAATCGTGTGCTAACGCACGACGCACGATCGCCCAGCCCTGTTTTCTGGAGTTCATGCCCGGATACACCGGCTGGACTCCGTTGCTCCAGTACACCGCTGCAATACTCGGCCGCTGCTGCTCCGTACGCAAATTGAACATGGACGGATCCAGAATTCTCAGGTGGAGTTTCTCGTCACCGGTCATGTCCACGATTTTCTGCGCCTGTTGCTCGTCTCGGAGTCCGGCCGCGTACAGCTCTCTATA